TGCGCCCTTCGGCTCTGTCATAATTGCCTCGGTGTCGATGGCATCCTTTTCAATGTCTGCCATAGCAGCACCTTTCACTAATTCGCCTTTAACGGACTTTGCAAGTTCAATAACGCATGATGGGTTTGCTGGTCGGTCAACAAGCGAAACCTCTACGATTTTTCCTGAGCGGATCATTCCACCAGGGGCTGACTCTGACTTCTCAACGCGAGCTCCCTTGATACCTACTGAGAAACCTGTGTAGATTCCTTCTTCAACTAGACGAGCTGCTTCTGAGTCAACAATTTTGGCTTCAACGATGTAACCAGTTCCCGACTGCTCCATCTCCATTGCCTTGCCGATTGCCTTTGACTGGTGCATTTCGCGAATGTTGCCAATAGCAAACCACTCTGGCATGGCAGTCTTAAGCCACTCTGGGTCGCATATTTGCTCATCGAGGTCTAGGGTTGCGTCTGTTGCAAGACCCTTTACTCTGATGTAGCCATCTTCGCCACGCTTTGCAGTTAGTCCGCCGAAGTAGGCGTAGGTAATGTCTTGGGCCATTGGATTATTCTCCTGTTGAAATTGTTGGTTCGGGTACTGTGCATTGACAATTTGGGTGAGCCGGTGGGTAGGCATCTCCGATTGTGTGTTCGCCTTCTTGTGATAAACAAATATCACAGGCTCCTTCATACGTCACCCAAGTCCAAGTAGTTATACCTGCGGCTTGGTATGAGTCAATGACGGATGCGTTGTACGCTCGGTTTGTTTCGGTAACAGCAATCATGTCTGCGCGAGCAGGGTCGTTGATAAGACTGTTAATTGAAGCGCTTATTTCTGTTTGTGAAGCATTTGAAGCCATACCATTTGTAATAGCATCAACAATTCTGCTTAATGTAGTTCCTTGAATTGCTTGCGCGTCAGCGTCAGCCTGATCAAGAATACTTTGCAGTTTTTGTCCTACTTGAATAGGGGGAAGATTTAAGGCATTAGCAGCAGTTGTTAATCCAAATGTTGCTGCTTCGGATTGCATTGCTCCAATAGTATTAGCAAGTTCGCTAGATGAAATTGTTACGTTGTGTTGTATTGCCTGTTGAGCAATTATTCTAAGAGCGGAAATGTCAGCACCCATTTTAGGCATTGACTCAAGTGCTTGTTTAATAGCCTTGTCAACGCCAACAACGCCAGCTGCAAGTGCGGCTAAAATTAAATTACGATACTTATTTTCAATTTGTGACTTTCCCTGTTTTCCGGGAAGGTCATTTACTGAGCCTCTTTTAGTAAGTGAACCTTTTGGGGTATCAGTTATCTCACTGTTCACGATGTTAGAAGCCCATTCGTAGATGTTCTCAGGCATTGGTGTAGCGCCCTTTACAATGAAGTACGCCTGTTCGTTGAGGTTGTCGCTAAGTTCTGCGTCAAATACGGTGAAGTCAAACGCTCTCCAGTTGCCGCGCTTGTGGCGTGATTTGACGAAGCGACCAAAGTCTTTTAACTCTTCGGTCATTGCTGACTTCTGATCCGCAGGTGCGCCAACAGCAGGGATGTCTTTTCCTACACCACCCTTTGGCGCTTGGCTTTCACCGACACCTTCTTGTGATGTATTTTGATTGACTTTGCCTTGTGCTTCTTGGCCTTCTTTGTTTTCTTGGTCACTTGGTTGTCCTGTCTGTCCTATTGTTTCACCAGCAGCGTTAACATTTAACATTCCTCTAAGGAAAAGAACTGTATTTCCGGCAACGATGAATGGTTCATCGGCTTCTGGCATATCGTAAAGGTTTTGTCCAAGTTCGCCCTGTACGTCGTTAAGAGTCTTCTGACCTGAGAAAAGTGAAGTCTGTAGCGCTTGTGCGCGGTTGCGCTCGTCAAGAGAAGATTTAATGTCGTTAAGTACAAATGTTACGTTTTTGCTTGCTCCGAGGTAACGACGTGAAAGAGAGTTAATGCAAGAAATAATGTAATCAGCCATTGGCTTTGTTGAAACAGTCTCAACATTTTCCTGTTCACCTTCAAGTTGACCCTTACCACCACCGAGTCCGGCGCGAGCCACGACTCCGAGAGCTGATGGAGATACACCGAAAATAGATGCAATGCGCTTGATGATGTATTCGTCGTAGTCTGACTTGAATCGGTCAGCCATCTCTGGCATTGCAACAGGGTCGAAACCTTCAGGCAATACTTTGATGCGGTGACGCTCTGCTGTGTTGCCTGTTAGGCGTCCGTTGAGAATACGCTCAAACTCTGCCAGCTTGTGAATGTCCAACTCCTGAGAGTTAGTTTTCATAAACGTCATTGGCATTGAGCCGTTCTGGTATTCAGAGTTCATCCACACTTGACGGTTCAAGTACAGAGAAGCGGCTGGGATTGCCTCTTCTACCGGACTGTAACCGTATGGACTCCATGTGCGACGGTTTTTAACAAAGACTGATAGTTGGTCGGTAAGGAACTCTTTGTCTCGACCTGTTCCTGCGTAAAACTCGCCGTCTGCATCTGGTGAAGCAATGAATTCACCGCGCGGAAAACCCCATAAGACTTGCTGGTAGGCAGGTTGTGGTGGGTGAGGAATGTCGCCTCGGTTGTCAAGGAGAATTTTAATAGTCGGTGCGTCAATAACGTCAAAGCCTAAAACATTACCTTTGAAGTTGTAACGAGGGTAGACACACCATTGGTCGTAAGTAAAAATTTGCCAGAGTGACTCGGTAATCCATTCAGAAAATGTGCGGTCAGAAGCGACGTAAGGGTTTTCCCAGAATTCGTTAAGTCGGTTAATTTCATCGCCGTACTTATCACGACCAATTAACGCAGCTTTGGCGTGTGAGCAATTCTCTTCTTCCATAATGTCTGAGATTGCTTGATCTGAAAGAGTCCACGATGGCTGTTGTTTAACAATGTCACCAACGCGAATTTCAATGGCGCGGTGAATAATGTCACACTGCTCAGCAAGTGAGTTAAGAACTTGAAACGGAACCTCGGTCTGTGTGAGGTTAAGGTTGATTGCAGTCTGGTATTCGTACTTACGAGGTAGAGCGCGACCTGAGTCGTCAAGTACAACGTCAATTGGTGCAGGAAGAAGTGGTGAAGCTGGGCCGAGCATGGCTCCGAAACCACCGCCACCTTCAACAAATCCAGGTCGAGGCATTGGAATTGCCTGTCCAATGGTCGTTACGATACCCTGACCGGCGGTTGACATTTCGTTAGCCGCGTAGGCAGAGTTGTATCCGCCAGCATTTCCCAGTGGGGAATTAGCCATCCCTGCTTTTTGTAATTCAGCAACAATTTCCGCTGCGAGCGTAGTCTTGTTCTTTCGCTTGAATAGAGCCACTTATTGTCCTCGGTGAGATGGGTTGATGCCTGATGAGTATAACTGCGTTGTTGGTTCTCTCAATAGAACACCACAACCTCTGCAATTAAATGCTTCAACGGCGTTTGGATGTCCACACGCGCCACACGACGGTGCGAGTTGTGCAAAAAATCTATCAGCCGAAGAACCGGTAGCGAGTTTTAACTCCGCTAGGGCGTGAACTAAAGCGTCTAGTCGGTCTGGTGAGTATCCTGAATCAGGAAGCCAGCCGGTCATTTGATCTTCTAATACTGCAAATTCTCCAACGTGCGATACGCGGCCTTGCTCATAGAGCGCAGCTATCGGTTCGGCGCGGAGTCTTTTACCTAGTTTTGCCACAATCCCTGAGTAAGGAATGGTTGGGTCAACTGATCTAAGCGTTAATTCGACCATATCGCCACCTTGATTCTTTTCGGCAACAATTCGGTCAGCGTTAAATTCGTTAAAGGCTTTTATCGCCCGGTTAGCCCACCCAGAAGGAGTATCACGGCAACTGCGGTCAGCCAGAACATACGCTCTGCCATCTTCACCTTTAGCAACGACGACTATTCCAGTCTCGTCAGCATTTTCACCTGATGTGGTAGCTGGGTCAACTGCAACTACAATCCTGACCAACTCTGGGGCTTCTTTCACCCTTGTAGAGTCAATCATCTCCAATGTCCATAGGGCATCGGGGTTGTCAGTTAGCAATTCACCGTAAAGTTCCTGTCGTCCGATACGAGTTCCCTCATAACGGTTTCGCAATTCAGCGAGCGCAGCCTCAGACAGGTTAGCTGCATTATCAAACGTACTACCTCTGGTGACGACTACGGAACCGTCTGTGCGGTTTACAAACTCTTTAATAAGTTTCGTCGGGCGAGGTGTCGTCGTGATAACGACTTGTGGGTTTCCAATTCGAAGTGCCGGTGCTAGACCAGCAGTCCATGTTTCTTCATAGCGCCATGCGGCAAATTCGTCCAGCCATGCGCCAGACAAGTTAAGTCCACGCGCTCGGTCTGGTTCATCTGCCGAGATCATGTGAATTTTAGAGCCGTTAGACAAAGTGACTTGTCCGTTGGTCTTGTTGTAGTGGCGAAGTTGTCCGGGTTGTAGCGATTTAATAATTCCCGAAGGGCCTTCTATGCAAGTTCGGCGTACGTCGGTGAATGTCGGGGCAACTACCGCCCATTCGGTGTTTTCTTGGAGTAGCGCTTGTTCGAGTAGCCAGCCAGAGCCGGTAAAGGTCTTTCCCCAGCCTCGTCCGCTAATCACTAGCCAAATACGCCAGTCGCCTTCGGGTGGGAGTTGTTCTGGTCTTGCACTCTGGCGATACCTAGAGTTCGTGACCGCTTTCTTCGCCTGTTCCGCTTCCAGTTGTTGCTTCAATAGCTCTAACTGTTCCAGTTTCCTGAGTTCCGCTAAGCGTTGCTCCGCTATTGTCGCCATCTTCTACCCCTAGTTGATTTTGTAGGCGAATAATCTCGCTTTGTATGTAGTCCAGTGTTATCACTTCGTGTCGGATTGGTGCGTCTAGTCCGAGTAGTTTTGTGCGTCGGTCTTGGATTGCCAGCACTCGGTCAATAGCGAATAATGCTCCGCCTTTAGCCTCTGGGTCTAGTGCTTTCGCCATAGCGACCTCTAGCAGTGCGTCTAGGCGCTCATTCTCTAGTCTGCGGTATTCGTCTACCGCCTCGGCTGGTATTGCTGCTAGGGCGTTCTGCACTCGGTAGTAGGCGTGAGACTTGGAGATCCCTAGCGCCTCTGCTATACGGCTATACGTCATGCCGCTAGATCTAAGGCGTAGCGCCTCGGTATCTTTCATAGCTGATTCAGCAGTTTTAACGAAACCGCCGCGAGAATTTACACTAGGCATTGTATCCCTTAGCTTGTGGACGCTATGCGCGCATAATACCTATAAAGAATAGCACAATGGTAACAAGCGCGCTCTATAAGGCGATTCTGACGGTTACAAGGTTAAAATGGTGAATGGACTACGGACGCTAGTAATATGCTCCTCGGCGGCCTCTAGGGCGCGTATTAGGCTACTCTCATCCGGTCTCTCACTAGTCGCAACGTATAACGCCCCTAGAGCTACTGCCGCGCCACTACCTATTGCGCCATAGGATACGCCATCCGCATTAGGTCTAGCCGCTATTGCTCCTCTATCCGCGTTGATCTCATAAATCACGCCGCGCTCTATTGCAAGTAGAGACCAGTCGTCTTTAAGAGCGTCCTCTAGTTTCACTACGTCTAGTAACTGATTCAAGCTAGGGGAATAGGCGTTACTAGCGGCCTTGTGCCATAAGTACCCGGCGCGCCACGATCCAGCGAAACCTAGCAGCAAGTCACCATAGCGGCCTATCTTAGGCGTAGAGCTACGAGACGCTAGCCCGGTATCGTCACTACTTAAACAGTCGCTACCTATCCACGCGCCGCCATCCTTACCCGGTACGATTAGCCCGGCTACTACCGTCATGGTGTAAACCTGATAACTAAGACCAGTAGAGCGGCTATGAATAGTAGACCTAAGAGCATTAGACCAGTTTAGGCCATGAGACTAGGCCGCGCTCCGATTCATTCGCTCCCGTCATCCTTACGCCTACGCCGCCACCGGTAGCCATTCTTTAGATATAAAGGGACGTACGCAAGCGCTGCAAGGGTAAAACCGTATTGACGGGTATTCAGTCCATAGATCGACCAAGCCACGCTATTAGCCGCCAGTAGTAGCCATGCTAGCCAATAACGCCGCCCGGCGTAGTACGCGCCTACCATCCCTACAAGCTCCAAGACGAATGACCAGATCACCTAACAAGCCTAGACCATGAGACCGGGAGCGCCACTAGACCGGGAGCGCTGCCACTAGGAGCGCTTTAAGTGATAACTAAGGCGCGACACTACTAAAGGCCAATAAATACAATCGAAGACTAAAGGCCGCCACCTTACGCGCCACCTTATGGCAATAGAGACCGGGAGAACTAAGGCCGCTCCAATAGGCCACCGGGAGCAATAAGACCGCTCCAATAGAAGACCGGGAGCGCTGCCACCAGTCGAAGACCGGCAGAATAGGCCACCGGCAGAATAGATCGATTCAATAAAACTACTAAGACTAGACCGGGATAAGACCTAGAGACCATAGACCGCGATTAGAGACCATGAGACGAAACAAGGCTAAACAAGGTAAGACCGGGCTAAACAAGGCTAGGACGGGCGATCTAGGGGCATTAGGTACGAGCTGGCGTTCTAACGCTTAGAGGGATGACGACCCTAGGAATTAGACCCATAGCCAATTAGCCCACTAAAGACGAATAGCCTACCCGGTTAAGGGTAGACCATCCATCCTAGTTGGGTAGTTCAGGTTAGATCAGTAATAAGATCTACTATCCGAGAGTAGGCGTAATAGTCTTTAGTACCTACATCCGAAGACTCTAAACCAGTTAGGGCAATGTCTTCTATGTCTAGTAGTGTTTTCCTATACACAATAAGACTAGTTTTGTCCCTTGTTACTTTATCGGCCCTAATTTTAGTAGTCATTATGGGCCTACCATAGCTAGAGCGTCACAAGCGGATCTAAGACTTTCTAAAATACTTATAAAGTTAGATAATTCGCTGCCCTTTTGATTAGTTAGCCCGTCCTCATTAATCTCGCGCAATTCTGCTACTAGATCACTTAGCCGGTCGCCTATCATTCCGTAAGTTAGCGCCATGACTTAACCTCCTCTACTATTGCGGCGAATTCGTGCGCCGGCATTGTCTCTAATTCTTTTTTAAATGCTTTATAGCCTTTATCTTCAGCGCTTTTCTCATCTTCAGCGTTTATAGTGTAAGTGTAGCTATAGGTAACGTAGAATTCACTCATGACTTACCATCCTTAGCATTACGCCGGGCTAGTTCATTCCAAGCCGCTAGGGTCTTGTCCTTATGATCTCCCGGCGCTAGCTTGTGAAGTCGATTCGTTACCCATATCAGGGCCACGCTAAATAGAACCCATAACGTAGCCATCACTACGCCATTGGATTCGATCACGCGCCAATTTAGTAGCCATCCATGCATCTCACAAGTACGAGCTGCCAGATACCCTAGCGCCACGTCTAAAAACCTCGCGGCCACGTGTAGCCGGTGCATTGTTTTAGTGTTAGACATTCTCCACCTCGTAAGATTCTGCCAATTCGTCAAGATAGGCGGCTACTTCCGGCGCGTATGAAGTAGTTTCATAAGTATCTTCCCACCAGTTCACCTTAATAGTTAGGTAATCGCTGCCAATTCGACTAATTACCCTAGTGGATGGGCCGCCATAACTAACTAACAATTCTACGCCGCTAGGATCAGGATTGGTCTTACTGCCGCCCAATGAATGGCGATAAATAATGACTATCTCTAAACATTCGCTAACGTAGTTATCTATCGCGTCACCGGTTAGGTCTTCTAATTCGCGCGCTAGGTCTTCTGCTATCTTTTGCGATTCCATTAGGCCACCGTCCTTACTGGCATAAGAACTACGCGGGTAAGGCCGCTAGCGTCTTCAAATAACGCCGGCTTGTTAGCGTCAGTAATTGAAACTATGCGAATAGCTCCTACGCCTGATCCAGTGTCTTTGTTATTGAATGGAGCGATCTTAGAAATATCCGCTAGAAATACCGGGTCAAAGGCAATTAGGCTAGTTTCGCTAATTCCCTTAGCCGGTATAAGTTGCTCCACGCTTGGATACTGGCCCGATACTAGGCGAATGTTACTAACTGTCATATCCTGGCAAGTAATCGTGACTAGATCGTCTTCGATTCGTAGCTCCACCGGAATAGAAGACTTATAGCCGCTAACCTTGTAATTCTTAATAGCGCTCCTAAACTGTTTAGCGGCGTTAAGTAGTGATTCTGCCGGTATCAGTAAGTCGCTGCCGCTAAGAATTCCATCCGATTCAATAAAACAAGACCGCTCCACTATCGCGAGACGGTAGCTATCGGTAGCGGTGGCCTTAATCGTGGCATTTAGCCCGTTAGCGTCTTCCACCGTGTCTAGGATGTTAAACTTAATAGCCGCTAGTAGTGGCCTATTGTCTTTAGCCTTAGTAGCGTAATTGCCTACTGTCACTAGATCTAGGTAATCTTCGAGGGTTAGTGTAATCAACATTATGGCAGCACCTCGCCACAATTAAAACAATTACTATCGCCGCCGCACTTAATCAATTCACTAACGCGATCACCTAAAGCGATAGCAGCGCTAGCGGTTAGGCGCTCATTAAAACAAGCTAGGCAATAGAGAATAGTCGCGGTATAGGTAAGATCCCATATCGCCATTCCGGTTACTGTTTTTAGGGTTTCATTCATAGTTAGGTAGCTCCCACTACCGCGCTAATGGATAACGCATCCACTAACACTAGAGACACTACATCCACTAAGTGGACGCTGTCAAGTACCCTAGCGATTTTTTTTAGAATTCTTTTAGAGTTACCCGGAGCGGCCTAGATCGCTCCCGGCGGCGTTAGATTCCGGCGGCGTAATGATCCCGGCAATAGCTACCGGCGCGGCGGCCTTATTTATTAGCGGCGATTCCGGCAATTATCCCTACCGGGTTAGGGTTAAGTTACTGACAAGTAAGGCACAAGTTATCCACAATCGAACGTATGTTTGGTTACTGGCCGGTAAGCGAACAAGTGTTTGCCCTGTCTTCAAAACCCCATTTTGGGAGAAAGGTGTGACTAAAAATTTTTTTTTATTTTTTAAAAACTTGAGCTGGAATTTTTTTTAACAACTTTTTTTCGTCAATTCCTATCAACATTCCAACCAATTTTTAGCAAAACTCCTGATAAATGCCGGTAAATGTTTTGAAAGATTTGTATGACAATTTATACAACATTTTTTAGCTTTATACACCAGTTATACACACACAATGCACACACATTTTTAAGAGTTTTCAAAACAATTTGCCTAAAGATTCGTAAAAAATCCCAGAAACTTTTTTGCAAAGTTTTCAAAAATGCTCAGGAAAAATGCCTAATTATTTTTGGGCAAATTAAATTGTAAAAGGTACTACTCCGGGTACTACCGGGGATACTACCGGGTTTTCCACAATAAAAAAATAATGCAAAACCACATCAACAGTAAATTTGTGTAAATGTCCATCAGTCAACTTCTCCGCAGTTCAGGCAGGGTCGTGAGTAATCAGGTCTGTACCCATGACAGGTTCGACAGTAGTTGCGTTCGTTTGCACCCTGAAAGATGTTGTCTATCTTCTTTCGCAGCTCTTTGTTCTCGTTAAAGCCGTCTAAGAACTCAGCAAAGTCTTCTTCGCTCATGCTCTGTTGCCTAAAAAATTCCAAATGCGAACAACTGCGCTAATAGGTTCTTGATCGTAAGTGTGAATAATCTCAAGAATGTCAGTGTCTTGTTTGTCGTAAGAGTCAAGTACTTTTATTACGTCGCAAGGGTACTGTTTGCGGCTTAACGATTCGCCGTCAAAACCGACTACAGCGCAGGCAGCGCAGTAAAGTTCGGGAGTCTCGGCGTGTTTGTTTCGTAATGCTTGGCGTTCAGCTTCAGTCATGGTGCTGTGCCTCCGTTGTTAAATGGATCTACCTCTGCGTAAAAGTCTTTAAGTGTTTTCTTACTTGCATAATTCATTGCTTCGTCAATCTTTTCTTGCGAAACTCCCGACAAAACAAGACCGTCTATTAGTTGTTGTGTTTGCCACCCAATTAAAGCAAGTTGCCTGCTATCCATTATTCCCCCTTAATTATTTATATTTTATTTTTTGCCAACAAATCCATAGTTTCTTGAAAACCCGAAACTTTTGCAAGAGATGTTAAGCCGCCTGGGTAATTTCTTACGCCCTGCTCAATTAGTCTTTGAAATATTGTACGGTTTTTGAACCACAAAAAATACTCATCACCATTTATGTATTCGGATGATTCGTGACAATTTATACAAAGAACGTGAATGTTTGACACATCATTTGACCCTCCGTCACATAGGGCTAGAATATGCGCCCTGTGTAAAGGAATAGGTTTTTGTTCTGTTCCTGAAAGAAAACCACAAGCAAAACAATATTCAGCTTCCATTACCTCTGAAACACTGTCAAATTTTTGTTGTTCTACTAGCCATTCCGCCCAATACTCGCGAATTTTTTTCCTTAATGGCATATCTTTGCGAGCTTCAATTTGAGATTTTGTTGACATCATTCCCCCTTAATTCTTAACGTGCGGTAGCCCAGCTTAATCTTACTAAACTGCTGATAAATCTCTGGCATTGACTCTTTCAACGCCTTAAAGTCTAGCGTTTCGCCATCCTTCGTAGATTTGTAGGTGTAGAGCGTGTCGCCGTTAAACGTGACTGCTTCTGCGTCACCGACCAGACGTAGTAGCTGCGCCCTAATTGAGTCAACGTCAGCCTGAGCCTCGTCTAAGGTCTGCTTGGCAATTCTGTATTCCTCAATTAGATCCTTAACGAACTCGTCGCCCTCTATGGTTACTCCGCCCTCTGACGATGGGTAAATTGCTTTTAGAGTATCAAAGTCCGATTCGTGACCAATGACTTCCGGCTCTTCTTCGGCTTGAACCTTTGCCCAAAATGCTTTCTCGGCGGTGTAAAGGCCAATAAGGTCTGAGTCGCTGTATTCGCGTTCCCTGATAATCAGTCCAGCCCCACCCATTAAACAGGCGAAAACGACCTTCTGGGTCACTCTCGTAGTCAAGCAGTAGTGCATCCCTTGATACAAGTAAGTGATGGGTACTCTTCCGTCGTTCCACTCTTGGCTTGCCTTGCCTGTGATGCCAGTGGTCTTGATCTCCAAGATGGCGTTGATTTGAATTGGCTCAATCGTAACGTCGGTTACTTTTCCTGCCTCTGCAAACTCGTTTGGCTCAACAATAAAGAAGTCCACGTTGCTGAGCTGCCACTCTTCGTCGCCCTGAAGCATGACAGGCCATGACACCACCGCGTCTCCGGTCTGCTCTGCGTAGGCTTCTGCAACTGCTCGCTCAAGTCGGTTTCCCCACTTAGCTGCGTCACCTGCTACTGAGTCTTCGGTCAGTCCGCGCTTGTTCGCCCACAGGCTGTACGGTGACTGCCACTTGCTGACTCCCATAATGACTCCGGCATCACTTCCACCGATTCCCTTCTTGCGAAGTTCTAGCCATTCACTGCGACTTAAATCATCTAAATACGCTAATACTTTCATGTGTCCTCCTCAGAACAATTTAACCTTACTGTGTGACATCAGCCATGTCAACCACCGGCTGAGCGGTATCCTGCTGCTAATGATCGCCATGCGTCCAACCTGGACTGTGCAGCTCTGAGAGCCTCGCGAGTAGTTGTCAGTTTATTTTCGGCAATTAGAAAGGCAAGGTGTTCCTTCTCTAATTCGCTGTCAACTTCCATCTCAATGTCAGGTATGGATTTCTTGGTTACTGCGTTAGCAACGACCATAAGGCGCTTCTGAGCGTAGAGAGCCTTGTATGTAGCCTCTGTTATTGCAGCCTTTTGCCCTGCCTCGTTCATCTCATCTACAAGATCTTCAATAATCTCAATCTCGGTCAAGATTCCTTTTTGGCACATAGCCGGTAAATTTTCGTGAGCCGCATTGTTATACCACTTAGTCATTTGTTTCCCCTTATTAAATTAAAGTTTTAGGTTGTGCTTTAGCCCATTCAACTCGTGCCTCAATGATAGGCCAGTAGTCCTCTGTCATCTCGCAACCCATCCAGTTGAAACCTTCAAGTATTGCTGCGACTGCTGTTGTGCCACTACCCAAGAATGGATCAAGAACTGTGCCGTTGGGTGGAGTGACTAGTTTGACTAGGTAGCGCATAAGAGCGATTGGTTTAACGGTGGGGTGAAAGTTCTGACTTGCTGTGTTGGTTCTGTTTCTTGGGTTGTCGCCACCTGGCTTATCGTCACTAGGTCGGTCACTTTCACGCTTTAATTCAAACCCCTCTAGCCCAGCGTTGCGTTCGGACTTGCTGGCTTTAGCGCAGTAGAAGAAACGAGCTGCTGAGCCTGAATCGCCATAGAACGGGCTGTCCTCAACACCATTAAACTTTCCTCGTGAATTGCTAGTGCTTCCACCCGTAAGTGTTGGGCCACTTGCTTTGCCTTCAGCACCGGCTTTGTCAGGAAACCCCTCCAGCACTTCCTCACTACCGTCATGGATTACGTTGGCTGGCCAGCGACCGAGTGAGGTGTCTGGTCGAGAAACTTCTACGCGACCAGCATTGTCCACATCGGGAGCAGCTCCAGCCGAAACATTGCTTGTAACTTTTCCTTGAGGTGTGGCATTTGCTCGGTCTGCTTCTGATTGATGAGCAACCCTTGACCCATCTATGTTCAGCGCACCTGTGCCGTAGGTCAGGACATTGGTGGCTACTGTGCTAATAAGAGGTTTGCGAGCTACAACAATAGGTTCGTGTGCTGGCTTTAGGGCAGTTCCCCAGCCTTGCCATTGTTGGGCTTCGGGAGTGCTTTCCCCTGACCTTGTAAGTTTGTTAATTGTGGTGTTATAGCCACCTTCACCTTCTGGGTTCATAAATCCCACACCAGAAGCAGGTTCGGCGGTAAAAGAAACACCAGCTGCTTTGTCGATGGCCTTACTAACGTCTAGCGACTTGGGAAATCCTGAACCATATAGCCACATAATCTGGTCACGAATCTCAAACCCTGCATCCTCTACTGCGCTAGCAAGGCGGTGGTATGTCCTTGAACCACCAAAGGCAAGTAGGTGTCCACCTGGCTTTAGAACTCGAAGTGCTTGGCTCCATAGTTCTACGCTGTACGCAATCCCTGAGTTATCCCAAGACTTTCCCATAAAACCAAGTTCGTAGGGTGGGTCGGTGACTATTGAGTCAACGCTGTTGTCAGGCATTTCTGCCAGCAACTCTAGGCAATTCCCCTTTAGAAGCATTTCATTTCCCTTACCATCCGCGTTCGCAACCGTTCTGGTGCGGCACATAACCGGCGTATCCGTTTAGTGCTTGAATTTTTATTGCTATTGCCACTTGCTCGGCTGGTGTAGCTGCGTACTCCGCACCGTAAATCCAACCGCCGTATGCCATCCAGTTTACTTCTGTGATACCTAACCCACCAGAATAGATTGG